CATCAAGACCATGACCATAGTTTGTGTTAGCGCCTGTTCCCGTCCTTGATATAATAGAAAACTGAGAAGTTGTGTTTGTTGATCTGGTAACTGTTCTAGCTCCAGTATCATCTGTTACTCTACCAGAAGCAAGACCCGCCTTATGGCACTCTACTAGGTAAGATTTATTGCCAAGTGTGGATCCGAGGGTTACACTCGTTCCGTTAATGGTGAGGATTGTGGTGCTTGTAGTCTCACTAACTAATGTTGGCAACGTTTGATACTTGTTATATCCACGCAAACCATTGGTCCAATACCAGTCCTCTGCAGCCCCAGTTGTATTTTTCACTATAAATAAAGTATCGTAAGTGTCTGCGTTCCAAGGCAAAGTGAATGTAGTTGAAGACCCATCATGTGCTACGACTTGATTATAGAAGTGATCGTCTGGATTGATGATGGTTGGCTCACTCATTGAAGCAGTGTTTAATCTAATGTGGTCAGCAGTTACAGTGTCAGCAAAATCCGTCTGTCCAAAGTTTACTGAGAAAACGCCATTTCTATCTGTTTCTGTTCCTGTAAAAGTGCCGACGTAATAAGGTGTATCTGTGAACGCTAATGACGAGTATGTCTGATCTAAACTACCATTAAAATATAAACGCACCGTTGTTGATCCGACAGTTGACATATCAACTTCGATAGTAATTCGACTTCCAGTCGTTGGCCTATTCGAGGGTGCGGTTAAAGCACCAGTATTGAATTTTGCTGAGTTACTTCCTGATCCACCACTTCTATTTAAAGTTGCTACAAAAGTTTTAGACCCAGAATTTACAATAGGATTTGACGTGTGTTCATATTCAACTACAGGCATTAAGAAAAAAGCAAAACTTGCATATACTGAACTGTGAAAGCTGTTGGTAGTAAATTCAAAGTGGTACTTACTTCCCGGTTGCATTGGTTGCGAAAAAGGAAACATTGCGTCACCGCCTGATGCGGTGTGTTCAAACGTCAGACCTCCGTTTGTGTAAGTCCAACTTTGAGAGTCAGGATTAAAATTAGTTTGCTCTCTTGCCGCTAAAGTTAAAGCATTGGCATAATTGCCGTATTCATTTGCCATTATGCATCTCCATTAGTCGGGCTGTCATTAGTAGCGGTTACGGTTCCTGACTTTGTGAAATCGTTATCATTTCCAGAGCTATCTGTACCAGCCACTACATCTGCACCGCCTTCAAGTAAGAAACCATTCGTGCCAAACGTAAGCCCAGAAGGATCATTTATCTGCCAATATCCATCGTCCGTAAATTCCCCAAAGCTGTCAGCATTTAAAGCCTGTCCTTCAATATGAACAAGTTGAGCAACGTAAGCGTTAAGATAATAAGCACTGTTCGCATTTATCGCCCACCCTACACGATGGGCTACATTATTATTCCAAGCAGTTTGATCATTTTGAGAAGGGTATGTTGCTCGGGAAAAAGATGTTATTTGTACTCCGTTAATGAACACGCCATTATCTGACGCACTTGGAGTTCCTGCTGTGCTGTTGTATTTTACGACAAGGTGATACCAAGCAGAAAGGTCACGAAAATCTTGATTTGAATCAAGTTTAATATTAAAGCTACCATCGTAATCCTCAACAACCAATTTGTTGTTGCTGTCAAAATAAGCCGCAAAGATTGGGTAATTAGTCCAATCTCCTGCCGCAAATATAATGTTTACAGCGTCTAACTCCGCACGTTTAAACACACAAGAAATCGTAAAGGTTTTTCTGTTACCAGCAGAAGGTGTCCGTGTCAAATACCCATTGGTTCCATTAAACAGCCCACTGCCTTCAATGATAAAGCCACCACCCAAAGGGTTCATAAAAAAAGGTGCAAACATTATGAAAACGCCAGTTGTGGTGCGCCAAGCTGAATACTGTTTGCTGCTTTAACAAAATAAGGAACAATATCAACAGCGTTAGCCGCAGTAGAAAGAGTTATTCCTGCTCCTGCTGGTGATTCGTAGTCTGTGCCTAAACTAAGCGTTCTACTTCCTGTACCATCTTGAATACAAACAATAATACCAGACTGCCCAACAGTTTCAGTTGTTGGATTGACTAAAGTTACATTGCCCGTAAATGTTAGAACAAAATTTTGATTTGTAGCAAAGTCTAAAGTTACATTGCTTGTGTTAGATGTGTCAGTGTCTGTTTTTGCTGTAACAACTTTACCAACTACCAAACCACCAGCCATTGTAACATTTGTTGTACCAGTTGGTACGCCTACAACAGTAGCATCCGCATCATTAACGATAGTAACATCATTAGTTGAACCTTGGCCTGTAAGGATTAAACCTAGTACATTTGTGTAACCTATAGCCGCTGTATCACCCGCCGCTGTATCACCATCTGGTTGAAAGTTAGCTCCAGTAACATCACCAACAATGTCTACATTGGTTGTGCCTGTAGGTATGCCTAGTACAGTTGCGTCAGCGTCATTGACAAGGGTAACATCGTTAGTTGAACCTTGGCCTGTTAGTATAGCGCCTAACACACCTGTGTAGCCTAATGCAGCGGTATCACCTGCTGCTGTGTCACCGTCTGGTTGGAAGTTAGCAGCAGTGACATCGCCAACAATATCTACGTTGGTTGTACCAGTGGGGATTCCAAGAACTGTACCATCTGCATCATTAACAAGGGTAACATCGTTTGTGCTTCCCTGCCCTGTTAATATCGCGCCTAACACGTTTGTGTAGCCTAATGCAGCGTTGTCACCAGCCGTCGTGTCGCCATCCGGTTGAAAGTTGCCTCCAGTAACGTCCCCAACGACATCTAAAGTGCCAGCCATTGTGACGTTAACTGTGCCTGTAGGTACCTCAATTACATCTGCATCAGCATCATTCTTAATGGTTATGTCGTTAGTTGAACCTTGCCCAGTAAGAATAAGTCCTTCTACAGAAGTATAACCTATAGCTGCATCATCTCCAACGGCTGTATCTCCACCGGCATTAAGCGTTGCCCCAGCACTAATATCTCCAACAACCGTTACGTTAGTTGTGCCTGTAGGTATCTCTAACACATCAGCATCAGCGTCATTTTTAATAGTAATGTCGTTAGTTGAACCTTGCCCAGTAAGAATAAGTCCTTCTACAGAAGTATAACCTATAGCTGCATCATCTCCAGCGGCTGTATCGCCTGTAACATTAACAGTCCCTGATGAAGTTACATCTCCCGCAACGGTAAGCGCTCCAGTTGTAAGCGCTCCGGTAATGTTGCTGATAGCTTCTACTACATTAGTACCGTCACAGAATAAAATTGACGTGCCGTTATTTGGAACTGCGATACCAGTACCACTTGCTGTCTTTAAAGTAACTGCTTGTCCAGCTATGTTTTTAAGGATGTAAAGTTTAGTAGCCGCAGGGCATATAATTGTAGCTGCGCCATTAGGTTGCCCGCTATTATCGTCCGCTACTAACATAGCGCAACGAGCTTCAGAAGTAGTACCGTTCGCAGTAGACAGCGTGTGGCTATTCCCACTCCATGAGTTAATAGTAGCAAGGCCAGCAACGGCTTGCTCAACCATAGTAGTTATGTTTTCATTAACAACTGTTCCCCAAGAACCGCTAAGTTCTCCCTGCGTAGGTAACGCTAATTTAAGAATAGATGTGTATTGAGTTGCCATGACACGAACCTCTAATAGTTGTTTGGTGTTATATTACAGTACATACAGATAAAAATCTACTTAAAAACCAGTGAAGGCTTGCCAGTCAGGTGTTTGCAATGTAACAACATTACCCCAAACTATAAAACCTCCAATTTCTCCCGTGCCAGCTACCCCCGTAACAGCTACAGTTGCTCCCGTACCTGTTGCGATTGTAACAGTACCAGCAGTAACTGTAGCTGATAATCCTGATGGCGCAATAATAGCGTCTCCAGTTGCCGTAACAGAACCAAGCGCGGTTGTACCAACTACACCTGTTACAGTTACAGGAATAGGGCCAACACCCCATCCAAGTTGACTCCAAGTGCCACGACCCCAACCGTTTAGATTATCAGCCACGGTACTTGTTCCTTAACTAAGCTATACGTATGATTGCGTTTGAGGCATCAGCCGTAGGGAATTGAATAGTAAAATCACCAGCCGTAGCAGTTTTATCTGCACCAAAATCAAGGACTGCAACCGCAGGGGTACTACCTCCAACTTGATATATTAATGCTCCACGTGCTGTAAAAGTAGAAGAACTAAGCGTAACGTCAGAAAAATCTAAAAACGCCGTAGTACCAGCAGTAGTTGGAGCTACTATCGTAAGCGCTGCTCCTGCAGTAGTGTACCCATTACCGTTAGCAACTTCACCAGAAGTCGTATAAGCTGTTGTTGTCGCACTTAAATTTGCTGAAGAAGTATAGAGTGCTATTTTATAAGATTGTCCAGTATTGCCACTGAAATCCATCTCTCCATCAAGTAATGCTTTTTTAAATGATGTACACATAGCTTGAGATATCGCCATAACTTTGCTCCTAACTTACGGGTTGTTTAAACTGCCCAGAACGATAAGTATCTTCTCTTAACTTACCATCACCAAGGTTTTTAAGCAATCCTATTGACTGTAGATATAGTTTTTCATACATGGAAACAACATCTGCTTCACCCTTCATAAATCGTATTGCTTCAATAAGCGCACCATTTAAAAGAGCAGAATCAAAATTATCTCCTAACCACGATGTCGCGGCAGTAACAATAGATGGGGGGTAGTATCCATAATGTAGCTCTGAAGTATATCCAACGTTTGGGGTAGGGCCAAGCATAAAGCTATCATCTGAAAAATAAGCATAATGAATAGGTTGCGCGTTGGGGGTAGAAGATGGATAGGCTTCACGAATAAAGTTTACATCTTTATTTATCAAAAAATGATAGTCACCAGAGCTATCTACTACAGCTAGAGAGTAAGACCAAAGAAAGTCCGTAGGTACAGCTAAATAATTATTACCGCTAGTCATACTTCCTACGACATTTTTTCTTAACGCTGGAATCTGCACAGAATTATAAATCTTTTGTTCCGCTTGCTCGGTAAACATATCAAGCTCGGCATCTGTAAACGTGTTTTCACAGATGTCTTGGATATTAGTTTTTAATTCCGTATAGTTCAT